TTGGCTGGGACCATCCCTTCGCTGCTGTGAAGCTGGCCTGGGACCGTGACAGCGACGTGGTCTACGTGACCAACATCTACCGACAGCGCGAGGCAACCCCGCTCATCCATGCTGCGGCCTTGAAGCCGTGGGGCAAGGAACTGGTGTGGGCATGGCCCCATGACGGCCTGCAGCACGACAAAGGCTCAGGCAAGCCACTGGCTCAACAGTACCGCGAGCAGGGCCTGCAGATGCACTTCGAGCACGCCAAGCACCCGGTCAACGCTGACGGCTCTGATGGCGGCTACGGGCTAGAGGCTGGCATCTCGATGATGCTGGAGCGGATGCAGCAGGGGCGGCTGAAGGTCTTCGCGAACTTGGGCGAGTGGTTCGAAGAGTTCCGCATGTACCACCGCAAGGATGGCCTCATCGTCAAAGAGCGCGACGACCTCATGTCCGCGACCCGCATTGCACTGATGATGCTCAGAATAGCCAAGGGCAAGGCCCAGGCACCCAATATGGACCGCTACGCCAAGAAGCGCGGCAAGGATGAAGATTCATGGATGACGGCATGATGCAAGGCGGCGAGGGCGGCGAAGGCCAGCCCGTCGAAGCCTCTGACCTTGTTGCCACCATTGACGCGGCTTCGAAGGAAGCGCGTTCAAAGCGTTCCGGCTGGATTGAAGAGGCTAAGGAATGCTACGGCATGACCGCTGGCACGCAGTGGACGCCGGAAGAACTGGACGCGCTGCGTAAACAGCGCCGCCCACCCGTCGCCTACAACCTTATCGAACCCGTTGTGAACGTGGTTGCGGGGCTTGAAGTCACCAACCGTCAGGAGGTCAAGTACCTCCCCCGCGAGTTGGGCGACAGCAAGAAAAACGAAGTCCTGACCGGAGCTGCCGAATGGGTCCGCGACGAATGCAACGCTGAAGACGAAGACAGCGAAGCCTTTGTGGACATGGTCATTTGCGGCGAGGGCTGGACCGAAACCCGCCTCGACTACGAATACGAGCAAGACGGCATGATTATCATCGAGCGGGTTGATCCGCTTGAAATCCTGCCTGACCCCGGCTCACAGAAGAAGAACTACAAGGACGCTGAGTACATCGTTCGCGAGCGCATGGTCAGTCATTCCTGGCTCAAGGCTACATGGCCAGAGAAGGAAGACGAACTTGACGTGATGGTCACGGACAACGACAGCGCCGAGTTTGATGGCGAGTCCCATCACAACGTGGTTGGCGACCAGTACGCCAAGGGCACGAACCAACGGCTTGGCAAGTCCAAGAAGCTCATCAAGCTCACCGAGTATCAGTACAAGACCCGCGTCCCGTTCTATCGCATCCAAGACCCGACCACGGGTCAGGTTGCTGAACTGAGTACGGAGCAGCATGAGACGGTGCAGCAGAACGCGGCAGCGGCAGGGATGCCTCCGCTCAAGTCCGTCAAGCAGACGAAGTGCGTCTATCGCAGGGCCTACAAGGTCGGCACGGTGCTGCTTGAAGACAGCGAGTGTCCTGACCCAAGCTCATTCACCTACCATGCCATGACCGCCAAGCGCGACCGCAACAAGTCGTGCTGGTATGGTCTGGTCCGTCCGATGCGCGACCCGCAGCGTTGGGCCAACAAGTTCTTCTCCCAGTCCATGTTCATCCTCAACACCAACGCCAAGGGTGGCGTGGTGGTCGAGGACGACGCTGTCGAGAATATGGCGAAGTTCGAGGAATCGTGGGCGCAGCCTGACAAGGTCACGGTGGTGAAGTCAGGCACGGTTGCTGCCGGCAAGATCCAGCCCAAGGCCCCGCCTCCGTTCCCGCCTCAGTTGGCGCAGATGATGGAGTTCAGCATTTCGTCCATCTACCGGGTGTCGGGGGTATCCCCTGAAATGCTGGGCAGTGTGGGCCATGAGCAGGCAGCCGTGCTGGAATACCAGCGCAAGCAGGCTGGTGTGACCATCCTGGCGACGTTGTTCGACGCGCTCCGCAAGTACCGCAAGGAGCAGGGCCGCTCGCTTCTCTACCTCATCCAGAACTATATCGCCGATGGCCGTCTCATTCGCATCGTGGGCGAAAAGGGTCAGGAATATGTCCCGCTGACCCGCGAGCAGGGCACGGCGACCTATGACGTGATTATCGACGAAAGCCCATCCTCGCCGAACCAGAAAGAAAAGACGTGGGCCATTCTCCAAGGTCTGTTGCCCATGCTCATGCAGGCTGGCATCCAGCCGCCGCCTGAGTTGCTGGAATACCTGCCGCTGCCTCAGTCGCTTATCGACAGCATCAAGAATCCTGACCCGCAGAAGGTCCAGGACGCGCAGCAGGCCAAGCAGCTTGAGATTGCAGGCAAGACCGCCGATGTGCGGAAGACGAGCGCCGAAGCCGAGAAGGCCAAGGCAGATGCCGATCTGAAGCGCGCCGAGTTGCAAGGCCAGCAGGTATCAAACGCGGACATGTTCCAACAGGTTATGACCAAGGTGCAGACACCAATGGGCCAAGACCCGCAGATCGCGGCATTGCTCAATGGCATCACCCAGATGGGTCAGGTCATGGCTGCGAACGTCCAGCAGACGCAGCAGTTGATCCAACAGAACGCTTTGCAGACACAAAACCTGATTGGCTTGATGGCCGCACCCAACGAAGTCATCCGCGACCCGCTGACAGGCGCTGTCGCTGGCACGCGCAAGGTCCTGCAATAACCAATGGCTAACACGCTCGCCAACCTCGCCCGGATGTATACCGAGACGACGGGCACGGGCACGCTGACGCTGACGACTGCGGTTCCCTCATTCCTGACCTTTGACAATGCAGGGGTCACGGATGGGGCGACAGTCACCTACGCGCTCTATTGCGGGCCACATCGGGAAATCGGGGCGGGGGTCTATACGGCTTCCGGTCTGACACTCACGCGCGCCACGGTCTACAGTTCCACGAACGGCGGGTCCAAGATCAGCCTGACGGGTCGATCTGAGGTCTTCATCACAGCAGCCAAGGAAGACTTTGATACCTTCCTGACGACTGCCGACGCGGCCACGACATATCAGCCTCTGGATGCACAGCTAACGGATATTGCGGGTCTTACGCCCACTGATAGTGGTGTGATTATTGGCAATGGCTCCAACTTCGTGCTTGAGACGGGCGATACGCTGCGCACATCGCTTGGCATCCGCGAGAAGCTGACCGCGAACAGGACCTATTATGTCAGGACGGATGGGTCAAACAGTAACACGGGCCTGACCGACAGCGCAGGCGGCGCGTTCCTGACCATACAGGCGGCAATTGATGCCTTCTTTGCGCTGGATGTTGGCGGGTTCGTTGTCACCGTTCAGGTGCGCTCTGGCACGTTCACGGGGCAGATCAGCATCAATGGAATGCCGCCAGGGTGCACGGCATCAAACCCCCTGGTGGTGCAGGGGGACACGACAACGCCTTCCAATGTCGTCATCAGCACGACGAGCCAGCACGCCTTCATCGTGTCAAGCGGCGCGGAAGCCTACATTCAAGGCTTCAAGATACAGACTACGACAAGCGGGACGGGCCTGCAGGTGTCGGATCACGCCCGCGTCGTCACCAATGCCATTGAGTGGGGGGCTTGCGCCACCTATCACATGGAAGCGAAGGACGGCGGCGAGATTACACTGACCGGGGACTATACGATCTCTGGGAGCGCGGTCGCCCATCAGCATTGCACGTCCAATGGCTACATTCTCTATATTGGCGGCACAATAACTCTGACCGGCACGCCTGCCTTCAGTGCCTACTATGTCGGGGCCAATAACGCTTACGTCCAGTATGGCACGACGACGTTCAGCGGCTCTGCCACAGGAATTCGCCATTACATCCACAACAACGCTTCCGTTTACACGGATGGCTCGTATCAAGCCGACTACTTCCCTGGCAATACGGCGGGCGTCCTCATGGGGGCTAGCTGCATTGACGACTATGACGGGGCGGTCGTCCTTGCGAATACGGGCCTCCAGGTTGATGACACTGATGCCAGCCACCAGCTGACCATAAAGCCCGGGTCCAACCTTTCGGCAGACCGGACACTAACCATCACGACCGGGGACGCAGACCGGACGCTGGACATCAGCGCAGGCAGCGTGACCATTTCCACCTTCGGCGCGCAGCTTATTGATGATGCGACAGCCGCAGCCGCAGCTACGACGCTGGGGCTTGGGACGGGCGACAGTCCCCAGTTCACGGCGGTCAATGTCGGCGCGGCCACGGACACCACGCTTTCGCGCTCGTCAGCGGGCTTGCTCGCGGTCGAGGGAGTCAACATCCCGACCGAGGGGCGTGCAAATACGTTCACGGCTGCAAACAACTTTACGCTGACGACCGATTTTACTGCCCCGGTACAGGTAACAAGCACGAACGCCTCCGCAAACGCGGGGCCTTACATCCTGTTCAAGCGCAACAGCGCAAGCCCTGCCATCAACGACGATGGCGGCGCGCTTTTGTACCAGATGAATGATGACGCTGTTGCGGCGCAGACATATGCCGAGATCGGGGTAAGGTCCACAGCGGTCGCAGCGGGTGCGATATCAGGTGTTATCCGCATCAAGACGCAGGTGGCAAGCGCGTATGCTCTGAGGGCATCCATTGGCGCAGGCATGTGGATCGGCTCGCCTACGGGAACAGACAAGGGCGTCGGCACTCTGAACGCGGTAGCCGTCTATGACGACAGCGTGCTGCTTTGCGCTCCTGTCGAATACATGAAATCCGGCACGGTCAACACGGCCATGTGGGACGGCTTCGCCATTGACGAGGTTGAGCCAGAAGAGACGTTGACCGAAATTGTCGAGATCGACGTGCATCTGTCAGAGCCTGAGAAGGAAATCAGACAGGACCGCGACGGCACGTTCCGTGAGGTCGAAATCAGGACGAAGAAAGCCACCCCGCTGGAAGCCAAGCCTATCCTGAATGAAAAGGGCGAGCAGGTAGACATTGCGTGGGTTCCGCAGACCCGCAAGGTGGTCAAGCCCGCGAAGGTAAGGAAGCGCCGCAACGAGTTGGCCCATGAGTTCAAGGCGATGCTGGACGAAGGCTTCGACCCCCGTGACCCCAAAGCCTACTTCGACAAGATGCTGGCTGATGAAGCCTTGCCGGGGCTGAAGACAAAGGCCAACTGGGTGCCGAATGAGGAAAGCAATGCGAAGCGTACCAACCGCATCATCCTGGCGCTTGAGTTGCAGACAGCCGTTGTCAAAACCCTCTACGAGCGCCTTGAAGCCCTAGAAGCCAAGGTCAAGAAATAATGCTTGGCTTTGAAGCCCTTGGCGTCTTTGCGCTGGGGCAGGCCGAACCTTGGACCCTCAAGGGCAAAGAGAAGTTCGCACGGACGGGCAGGGGCAAGCAGCCCACCTATACCGACGAGCCTAAGCCCAAGGCCCCGAAGAAAGCCCGCAAGCGGGTTGAGATTGAACTGCCGCAGACCCCGCCACCACTCCCGACGATGGATGGGAGCGTGGTTGTCCTGCTGAAAGACCACATCGCACGAATTGAGGCGCGCAAGCGCGACGAGGAGGACGCCATCGTGCTGCTCCTCATGACCCACTAGGAAGGAACTACACCATGTCACACGGATCAGGTCGCCCTACAGACCTATCGTCCACGATTGCGGCGGGAGGCACGGCGCAGGCTCTTTGCGCGGCTGATCCCAAGCGCTTGGGCTACCGCGTGCAGAACCTGTCCAGCGGCAACCTGTTCATCAACGATGTGGGTGGCACGGCAGTCAGCACGGGAACGGGGTCCAGCTTCACACTCATTCCCGGCGCGATCTACGAAAGCCCGCCGAACATGCGGCCCATCAGTGCGATCAGCATTCTCGGTGCGACGACAAGTCAGGCGTTCCAAGCAATCGAATGGTGACCTAGATGCCCCTTTACACACAGCCCCCCGTCAGGGTCTTGGCCGCGTCTGCTTCGGCAGTCTCCGGCTCTGCCGACACGAACGAAAACACGCTCGCGACAGTCACAATCCCTGCAGGAATCATGGGGATCAATGGTATCCTGCGCATTACGTCCGCCTGGACGTTCACAGGCTCTGCCAACTCCAAGACATGGCGCGTGAAGTTTGGCTCTATGTCCGTGCAGGACAACGGCACGACCACGGTTGGCGTTACGAGCATCCGCTGCTTGACTGAAGTGCGCAACGTGGGTGCAACGAACTCGCAGAAGGGCAACAGCTACACGCTGACCTTTGCAGGCTCTCTCCCCGCCACAGCCCCGACAACCGCCGCCATCGACACTACAGCAGCCGTCACTCTTCTGCTCACGGGACAGAAGGGCCTCGCAGGTGAGACGCTCACACTAGATAGCTATCTGGTGGAGTTGATTATTCCGTAACGCATGACAGGAGCAAGCATGAACCCCGAATTGCTGGCCGACGAAGCCGCTGAAATCGCCGAACTGGAGAAGGACGAATCTCCAGCCCCGAAAGCCGCTGACCCCGCGCTGAAGCCTGAGCAGCCGGAAGCCAAGGCAGAGGCTGAACAGCCGGAAGCCGAAGAGCCTGACAACGAAGGCCAGTTCGTCCGCAAGGGTGACTTCAAGGCTTTGCGCCAGAAGGCAGAAGCAGCCGAACGCGCCAAGCAGGAACTTGAGGCCCGTTATGCGGCTGACATGGCGCGGCTGAACGAGCGGCTTGCGGTCATTGCCCAGCAGACCACAAAGCCCGTCGAGCAGCCCAAGGCCCCGGAAATCCCGGACATCAACACGGATCCGATTGGCCACTTCCAGGCCAAGCAGGCATTGCTGGAAAAGCAGTTGGAGGAGGCCAGAGGCTTCCAGCAGCAGCAAGTCCAGATGACGCAGCAGCAGCAGCATCTGCAGAAGATCAGCGCTGAAGTCTCACGGCTGGAGCAGGAATTCGCCAAGGTCACGCCGGATTACAATCAGGCCCAACAGCACCTGTTCAACACATGGGCGCAGGAAGCGCAGTTGCTCGGTCGGCAGCCGGAAGAAGCCATCAAGTTCTGGTCGATGCAGATCGTCCAGCACGCGGCACAGCAGAACAAGAACCCCGCGCAGGTTGCCTACGAGATGGCAAAGCAGCGCGGTTATACGGGTGCACAGCCCAAGCCACAGGCACAGACACAGCAGCCTCAAGGCCCCAATCTGGACACGATCCAGCGCGGTCTTGCGGCCTCCAAGTCCACATCAGCCGCCCCCGGCAAGGCAGCGCCTTCGGGCACGCCTACCATCGAGGCATTGCTGCAGATGGACGATGAAGACTTCGCGAAGCAGTACGGCTCCAGAGACGCATCCAAGTGGACGCAGGACATGGAACGCATCATGGGTCTTCGCTAGCAGTTCGCCACGCCCCGCGTAAAAGGGCACCCGGTTAGCCGCGTCAAAGGCTGGTCCTGTCAGACCTAAACGACACCTCGCTGGTGCCTCCAGCGTAATCCAAGGCACTCCGACTTGCTTCTCGTCAAAGGGCACGAAAGCCGCGCGTCAGCGGCAATCCAAACCCAACCAACGAGATAGGAGTGCCCTGAAATGGCAGCTTCGACTTATGGGGTGAACCACCCCCTCGCGGTTAAGCTCTGGTCCAAGAAACTCTTCTACCAGGCTCTCCGCGAAACCTACTTCAGCCGCTTCCTTGGCAAGTCGGCTGACTCACTTGTCCAGTGGAAAGACGAAACCAAGAAGAGCGCGGGCGACCGCATTCGCATTGGTCTTCGTATGCAGTTGTCCGGATCCGGTATTGCTGGCGACGACACGCTGGAAGGCAATGAGGAGGCCTTGACTACATATTATGACGATCTGCTCGTGAATCAATTTCGGCACGCAACTCGCTCCGCCGGGAAGATGTCCGAGCAGCGCGTTCTGTTCGATGTTCGTCAGGAAAACATGGACGCCCTTGCGGACTTCTTTGCAGACCGCATGGACACGTGGTTCTTCAATCAGATCGCGGGCAACACCGCCCAGACTGACACGAAGTACACGGGGATGAATGCTGCCGTGGCTCCAACCACGAACAACATCATCTTCCCGAACTCGAACATCGGAACCGGCGACCAGTCGCTCTCGACCATCGACACGTTCACCACGTCGCTGCTCGACCGCGCCCTTGTCCGCGCCAAGACGATGGACGATCTGGGCCAGCCCCTGATTCGTCCGTTCAAGACTGGCGGTCAGGAAAAGTACGTGTGCTTCCTTCACCCGAACCAGGTGTATGCGCTCCGCCGCGAGGCGACCGCTGCCACTGTGACGTGGTGGGAAGTCAACCGTTCTGCACTGCAGGGCGGCATGAGCGAGGGTGCTAACGCGCTCTACAAGGGGTCACTCGGCGAATACAACGGCATCATCATCCATGAAGCCACACGTGTTCCGCAGGGTGTCAACACGGTCTCGTCTGCTGCGGTTGCCAACACCCGCCGCGCGATCTTCTGCGGCGCACAGTCCGCAGTGTTCGCA